TGGATGTAGTCATTCGCTTCGGCGTAAGTTTTGAAGTTGCCGCCGTAGCCACCACCTTTGGTAATGTCACGCCACACGACGTACTCTGTGTTGAAGTGCAAGCTCAGGACATAAATTTCACTGCCCATAACTTCTTTAGACAATGTATTCACAAAGTCACCAACCGAGCAACCGTCGATGTAGTCACTGTGATGCTTGTCTACTTCGTTGTTCATCTTCTGTAATAACTTAATACGGGGCACAGTTAGTGCGTCACCGACATTCTCGTTACCACGCCCGACACCTTCGACCGCTTTAAGATGAGCAGGTAAACCAGCGTCGTTGCTGGGCTCTGCTACCATTTGTATTGCTACTGCTGTGTTTGATTTAGCCATTTGAGTATTCTCCAAGTTTCATATTTCATGATTCATATTTCATATTTCATGTTTGTATTACAAGGATCGAAAATTGATCCTACGTATCTCACGAGGTTGTAAGCCTGGTATGGCTTCGCCAAGTTTTAACAGCTCTTTGTAAGCAGCTGACGAGACACGTTTTTGCAGCAGACTAAAGTCCTGTTGGTCAACAACGTATGCATATAGCGCATCCCAGTCGACAACTTCCGGTACAGTGTCTGCATTGATCGAGACAGAGGCTTTGTCATTCGCGGTGCGCGACAAACCTTGCTCGTCCAATCTCATCATGAGCTCACGATCGAGCTCATCTTTTTTCTTATTACATTCTTTAAGCTGACTGTTAAGCTCTGCCATGTTGTCTTTTAGTTGAGACTTGGCTTCAATTAGTTCATTGATGTTCATGCTGCTTTCCTCGTTTCATTCAATGTTTTAAGTAGGGATAAAAGATCTTCCATGCGTTCGACTTTGCCAGATAGCTTCTCGTACACTTCTGGTTCCCATGTGTCACGCGCTGCAATGTGTATAACTTCGGTACGCTGTGTTTGGCCTGCACGATAGATGCGGCGGTTGAACTGTTGATAATGCTCTGCGTTGTATGTAGGTGATGCCCATATAACAGATGTTGCTTTAGTCATCGTTAGGCCGTGACCTGCTGACTGCGGATGACAAAATACAACTTGCAAGTGACCGGCTTGCATACGATCAACGATATCTTTACGTTTTGTAGGGGGAGTGCTGCCATCGATGGTTGCATGCTTGATGCCGAGCTTGTCCGCTAACTTCGCTAGATGCGCTTGTTCGTGTTTCCAGTTGAACGCAACTAACGAGTGTTTACGTTCTTGGACAAGCTGCATGACAAGGTCGTAACGCTCAGAGTGAATTGTTTCTACTGCACCGTCTGCGTTGTAGACACTGCCGGTACACAGTTGCAGTAGCTTTTTGATCTTAGCTCCAGCATGTACTGCGTTAATGGTTGTCTCTCCTGTATACAATACGGAGTCGTCTGCGAGTGTCTTGTACTGCTTCATAATCTTAGGAGGCAGTGTTACAAGCGCAGTGTGGTATGTCTGCTCAGGCATATCTAAGCAGTCTTCTAGGTTGTAGCGTATGTTGATGTCACAAATAGCTGCTGCAACGATTTGCTCTGCATCGTCACGGTCTACCCACTCGTTCGCAAACCCGTTGAAACGGGACGTGCATACAGAACCGCGGAACGAGTAGAACTTATGGCCAAGGCGCTCGCCGTCATCGACAAGCATAGTAGGGTGCCAGATATCAAGAATCGTATTACTGTTAGGTGTACCTGACATAGCGATGCGGTAATCAAACAACTGTGCAATTTTGTAAGCCGCCTTACTACGTTGTGACTCTTTGTTTTTGTAGGCTGTAAATTCATCAATGCACACAGTGTCAAAATCTACGAGCAGCTGTGGTTTTTTTGCTAGCCACTTTACTGCATCGTGATTAGTAATAACGATTTGTGCATTAGATAAAAAGGCTTGCTCTCTGTTTTTTGCATAAGCGACAGCGTAAGTAATATCAGGTTGGAACTTACTTATGTCGTCACCCCAGCTTGCTTCTAATATAGACAGGGGGGCAAGGACAAGCATACGGCCAGCTTGACGTTGTGCGTATGCATCAATAACACTGCGGGTTTTTCCTGTGCCAGGATCAGATGTGATTAGGCAGCGATCTTGCTCGAGGATAAAAGCAGTCGTTGCTGATTGATGTTCAAAAGGTTTAAACATATTCATCTTCCGTTGACGGTTCATTATATTAGCATTACTAATATTAATGTTCAATAAAAAGTATGGGTTTTTCGCTAGACCAGCAATAACCACAGTCCGCGCAACTCGGAGTTTTACCCTGCTGCTCGGGACATATTACGTGGTTCGTGGTTCGCGGTTCGTGCTCAACTAAAGCAATAAAGTCGGTTACATCTTGGTCTTCGTCTGAGTAACGGATACGCCATCTGTCGGGGTATAAGTTATTTAACTTTCCAATAGCAGATCCAATTTGAGATTTATACGGCCAGTGTGTATACCCGAAAGCGTTCATGTTCGGGAACTCCATCAACATCTTTTTCCAAAAGGCTACATATGCAGCACTGTAGAAATCGCCCAGGACATGCAGCCTGACGACAAAGCCTAGAGGGTGTTTTAGTGACAAGCACTCAAGCTGGGCTCGGAGCATTGCTTCAAAATTAGGATCTGTATGGTCAAAGCGGTGTGCAAAGGGCATGTTATTACCATAACAAACATCCCATTGTTTACATGAAGTAGGGCAGGTAGCTCGCTCTTCTAATGTCAGGGAGTACATAGTCATACCCTTCCATTGTTTAACGCTTACTTTATCTCCTAGTTTTTTGTTTTGCTTTCCGCGTTTTAACATGTTCACCGACGCGGGTTTCACACCTTTTTTGTATCTCGTCCGCGCGTCTTGAAATTTCCTGTTTGTTAATGTCATCGAGAATCTCCTGGCGTAGTCTTGCAGCATCTGTCCTAGACGCCTTCGTCAATATTTTGATATCTGATTTCTTTAGTTTGTATGTCGACCAGTACATCGCTTCGGCAGGGTCAGTGCGAAGCGTGTACTCTATATCGCCATAAAACATATTCATGGGTCTTGTCTTGGGTCTTTACCCATTGAATATTTTAAATACCATATAGCTTTTTCTTTGTCTTCTTTACTTGTAGCGTGTTTCTTATTCATGCGCCATAAGTATTTAAACGCTGCTATTTCAGAGTATTTCTCGACAGCTTTTGCGCCAAACACTTCGACCATTGCGTCTATGCATTCGACTTTCTCAAGTGCGTAGTGGGAGGGTTGATTAATTTTGTCTGCTTTACGTGTGTACTTTAATGTTGTGCTCATGCGGATCTCCGTATAGGTGTTACATTTGATGTGGTTTCGATTACTACGCGAGCCCCACACGACAATATTGGCTTGTCTGATTCTGAGTACCGAACACGGCATGGCCCATCGATTACTACATCGTGAGCATACGTATTTGTTTTACCGCTCTTTACAGTAATCACGGGTTCATCTGTACCGTGTTTGAGATTGCTTTTTATTTTGTGTTGGTTGACGTGTATATATGTTTTAGCCATATCAAACTCCTAGATTTTTGATGGGGGGACAAGTACCCAATCAAGCTTGCGGTAAGGAAACTTAGATATCTTTACAAGGCGAAGCTGCTCGCGGTACATAGTTTTCTTGAGTAGGAAAAGCACAATAGAAACTATGAGGCCACCAAACAAAGCTGCCATCATGCCGCTGTAAGTACCAGCGAGCGCATAGATGAGAAAGGCTGTAACGAAAATATCGATGAGGATGTCGTAGTTGATAACTTTACGAACACCAAACTTAAACAGTAGAAACAGAAGACCCAATGCAGAAACGATCCCGGCAGTAATCATATAACACTCCTAGTATTGCGATAGTAATAAATAAAACTTCGGCTATTGTAAAAATATTTAACAGGTTCTTAATCATCGAAACTCCATGCGTAAAGTAAAAGACTAAAAGCTAAAGACACAACAAACGCGAAGAAATAAAAACTCATCGCAGCAGCTGTAGTTAACATAGAAAAAAGAAGGGAGACTGCAAAAGCACAGATAAAAATATACAGTAAGGTTTTCATGTAGTACTCCTAGTGTGATGTTTCGACGGGTTCTGTTAGCGCTGCGTCATAAAACATCTCATGCTCGCAGCAGCTTGAAACGAACTGAATGCAGACGTCATTACTCGCTTGGCCCCAGAACTCTGTAGGGCCGTTCCCAAAATCGACGTCTGCACCCTTACAGGCGCGTTCGCAATGGCCACATGTATACATATAATTCTCCTTGGTTAGTCGACACCCCATTTGCACTGAGGGTCATCACCTTTACGGTATGAGCACCAACGGCAAGAGCTCTTGCTCGGTGTCGGTTCGAATTCAGTTTCGGTTGTCATTTTTATTGCACGTCGATGCCAGCTTGGCGCGAACACCATTGCTTGGTCACGTGTGTATTGCTTCACAGTTGTTTCGTTTTGGTCTAGGTACCAGAACTCAACATTGACAAACTGTATGTGTGGATATCTAAAGAAGGTGCCGATTGCATATAGCAAGCCTTGCTGACCGTGACTGACTTCGTTACCGAATTTCTTACCTGTTTTGTAGTCGATAACACGGGCACTTGTTTCATCTTCGCTTACAAGCGCATCAAGTTTGATGCGGGCCCAGGTTGCTTTCTCAACCCAGCCAACAGTCTTCCAATCAAGATCAAATCCCCAGTCGCCTTCTAGCTCGACTTTTGCGTCTGCGTATAAGTCACGTAACTCTTCGAATTGGCTCCTGAATTTTTCTAGTTCTTTCGGTAACTCACCTAGCGTGGCATTGACATAGTCTTCTGCAAGTTGATGTATGTGAGTGCCTCGATCAGCTGCAGGGCCAGATGGTTCTTTAACGCCTTTGACGCGGCTAATGTATGTCCTGTAAGGACACTCTTCGTAAACTTTTAATGCAGAGTAGGACCATGCTCTTACTTGCCCCATCTGTTCTGGTTTTTCGAAATCTACAATCTTTGCAGCGTCTGGGCGTTTATCTTGTACGAGGTTAACCATTTTATTTCCCTAGAATAAATTATTAGTATAGCTAATACTAAGCGGCAGAGAGAAGCTTTTTATCCGAATCATTAAAGTATTTGTTTATTACTTCTTTATGTCTGGCATCATCTATTTCCCATTCAGTGACAATACCGCGGACTGCGTTTGCATCACGACCTGCATTAGGTGCGCGACGTCTTTCTCTTTTAAGTCCGCAGCGTTCAGAGCGTTTGGTAAATTCACGTTGTGACATTCTGTCTTCAGTCAATACAATATATACGACACGCAAATGTTCGATCTGTATTATAGAGAAGGGCTGATCACGTTCCGCGATCCAAGCTTTAACGAACTTTTGTGCAGTTAAAATTTCTTGCCCTTGCATTACGTTAGTTAGTTCTATATCAAGTAAGTCCACAAAGAACTCTAGGTTGCCTTGCTTGATTGCAGCAAAGAACTCTTCCATGACTGACATGGTTACTTGAGCCATTTGAGCTTTCGCGTTGTTAGCGATAGGGGTTCTTACGAGGCGTTTATCTACTTTGTATGTGCTCAGGATGCCAGCAAATTCTGGTAGTTCTTTTTCGAGAGAATCAATATTTGCAATTACCTCTGGGTACACTTCTTCTAATTTTTTTTCTTGGCGAGGGGCTATGTTATAGCGGCGGTCACCTTCTTCTATTTTTACAGCATCCATACGGTTAGTCAGAAATATAAAATTAGTATAATTAGGCATTTCGATTTGGTTGCTTCTCATCGCCCGAATCGTCATAGTATTTTCAGTTATCGCATTCTTTAGTTTGTCAGCAATCTTCATAGTTCCTGATGATGCTGATGCCATATGAAACTCATCGACAACTAAGAACAGCGCTTGCCGCATATACAAGTTGAACTGTTCTTCTATGTTTTGTAATGCCCGCATCGGTACATGTTCATCGCCGAAAAGGGGTCTAAGTATCTTTGTATAAAATATGCCTTTACCCGTACCGGGTACACCTTGAAGGACCCATGCGGTCATCGCTTTCTTACGTGTTTGAAATACATAAGCTAGCCAGTTTGTAAATGCTTCTACCTCTAACTGGCTCCCACCTAAGATATGCGTAAGGAGCTTAGTGATTAACGGGCAGCGTTCACCGATCAGTGCTGCGTCGCCCATTGAAAACGGTTTGCTTGGCTTTTTGGGGTTTAGCATGTACTCAGTTTTGCGGTACATATTTACAAAGTAGGGGATGTTAGTAAGGTTAATCCCTGTTCTGTTTTCAGTTGGATCAAAGACTACTTGTGCATCTGGGATAAAATCAGGTTTTGGTCTTCCATGTGACCTTAAAAAACCTTCTGTGCTTGCAGAGCTGCAAGGTAATAGTGGAAAGTCTGCTGTAAATTGATTGAGGTTTGGATCAAACACACCGTTGTAGTATGTGTCTGTATAGTAATCTCGTAAAACAATGGGCTGGTTAGCACGACCTTGCTTATCTAGTTCATCTTTGTAATGCTCAAACAATGTAGCATAGAAGTCTGGATCAACTTTCTCAATTGACCAGATCGGTTCACCTTTGAAGTTGTACATGTAAGTTGGGTCTTCGAGCTTGAAGTAATAAGCGTTACTGTCTCCGCCGTTTACATTACATCTAATGTAGGGGGGCTGTGTCTCATCACTTATACTTATCGACATCTTGTCAGGGTTTTGTAATATTTCCTGAGTGCGGTTGTCGACAGTCGCTAGTGTTACTTTTTCTTTTTTTGGATTGAAACCTTTTTCGTTCCGTAGCTTGTTTTTTATTTTGTTTGTCAGCTGATGTATTGATTCGGGGCTAATATCGCTCATTAGTTTAGCTAAATCAATTGTGTGTTGTGAGCCAGTACAACGCACGATCCGCTCCTGAGGGGAGGTAAACGGATCGGCGTTTGGATCTTCAAAGGTAGGAGGAGCTATGAAGATAAGTTTAGAGTTATCCGCTACTGAAATATCAATTGGGTATTTAAGTGAATGCCCATTTGCAGATAACTCGATCTGGTCACTAAACAATGTTGATTCAAAATTTGCAGATTGAAGCCACAGCTTGATTGCTTTCGCTGGCATCGCATAGGTTAAAAAGAAGAAGATATGAAGTGATACTTTTCCTCTTTTAACCCCGAGGCTTGAAGAGGCCTGTGCAACATAGCTTACATTACTAAATGGTTTTGGTAGCTCATTAAGGACCTGTGTAGCAAGCCGAGACACGTCTATGTTTGTTAGGCGTTCTGCATCGATATGTCCGGGGAGCTCTAAACCGTCTATATCCAGCACCAGCAGGTTGCTGTACGCGATGCGATCACATTTACCAGCTCTGCTTTCGTGTTCAAGTGGCCTCTTTAAAGGGCCTTTTAATAAGCAGCGCCCTTTGTCACCGTGTGCACGTAACAACTGCTCGAAATTTCTTAGGCCATCAGCGTCTAATTGAATTGTATCGTGGTGTGATGTGACATTCTTTACATTAGGGTATGGGGTAGAGCCAGCAGATGAGTACTTCTTACTCAGCTGTAATCCATTACTAGCTTCAAGGAATGTTAAGTCCATTAGCCCTCCTACAGGCGTCGAAAATCCATTAAGTATATATTAGCTGGGCTAATATACACAGGTAAATATTTTTTAGCTAGCGTCTCTTAAATCGTATATTTCTTCACGATCAATTTTCACGCTGCTGTCTGCTTCAAAAGAAAGGCGAACTTGGTTTTTATCAATCCGTGTAACTTTAACGCTAGTTAAAATACCGTGTTCGTTGTGAATCACTACGGTTTGCTCTTTCTTCCTTGTTAATACTAATCTAGACATATTATTTGCTATACCGTTTGTCATAACCGCCCTCCGCATGAAGGGGTAGGTCAGGTGCCCATACTGGTGGTGTACACATATGGGCGATGAGTTTTTCCATTGTAACATGAGGCTCTTTGTTAGGGCCAAGAAAAATTATCTCATCGTGAACAGTTAATACAATATTGCCTTTTAATGTTTCATCACGTGCTATACGTAACATGCCGTCCGTGATGATTATTCTAGAAAGTGCTTGCACCACATTTTCTGTGATCTTCCCGCCCCATGTTGTTTCTTGTTTTCTTGTTTCATAAGTGAGTGAGCCTTTGTCTATTGTTAGGTTCTTATAGACTAGTGCTAGCTTGTTAGGTAACTCGATACTTGAATTGTTAAATTTAAGGCAGCGCCAGTGTTCGTTAAAAGTAGGGTTTAATGTCTGGGTTAATTTATCTTCAAGCTTTTTCCAAAGCAGTGGAACGCCTGAAAAAGCATTTCTATAACCACGTACTATTGAGCCTGCTTCTTGAGGCTGCATCTTAACGGGTGGTCCCATAGCCCCAGCTTCTAATGTAGCGTGAAACTTATTAGCCCCCATGCCATAACCAAGACCGAGCACAGCTGTCTTACCAATGAACCTTTCAACAGGGTCGTCATTTTTATTGATGGGTCGTTTGTATATCTTACTTGCGAAGTTACTGTATATATCGTCACCGTTTCTGAACTGCTCTATTAGCTCGTCTTCACCTGCTAACCAGGCAAGCATCCTCGCTTCGATGTTAGAGAGATCCGCCACGTACATTAACTGATCATCTGGTGCCCCGAGGGCTAATCGAAGAGGTGAGTTACGCGGCATATTCTGCATGTTGATCTTTTCTGTACCACCAAATCTCCCTGTGTGGGCTGCGTAATAACGTAGTGGGGCACTTATCGTACCGTGTTTGTTAGTCGCGTCGATAAAGCGTTGGGCTCGCGTCTCTTTGATGCGGCTCTTTACTGCAACTCGACCCTCCCATAGTGCTTTATGTTGAGGGTACATTGCCTGCAACTGAGTAAAGGCCTTATCCGACTTACCTAGTGCAGGTATTTCTTTACCTGTAGTGGGGCTTATCTTTACTGGTACAGTTATGCCCATTGATTCAAGGAGCTCAGAGAATTGTTTATTGGAAGATAATACTTCTCGAGGATGGCCACTAGCCTCGATTAACCGTTTGCTGTTCGCGATCTCTGAATCGCGGTACGCGGTTAGTTGTTCGAGGTCCGCGACCATCTTCGGCTCGCAGAACATGCGGCAGGTGAGGTCAATTAAATCAAACTCATCTTTAATTATGCTGGCCTTCATCTCCTTATAAAGAAGATGAGTAAGTTCAGTATCTTGTATACAGTATTCTGCCAGGGCTTCTTCAAGCTCTGGGTCTAATTCTGTGACACCTTTTGTTTCGACTAGGGCGTCACCTTTACGGAGCGCCTCGTCGTCTGGGAAAAGTCTTACAGCTACATCTTTTAGCCTAGCCGATTGGCCTGGGTAACAAGCGCGAGACATTGCTGCAGTATCAACGTAGTAGTTAGGTTTTACGTTGTAATGTTGAGTGAGGATATAGCCATCAAACATAGTGTTGTGGCATATAAGGGTGGCTTCTGACCAGTTGATGCTATTTATAGCTTCTTCTGATTCGTCAGCCCCATACCATTCACACGGTTCGTCGTCGATTTTAATTCCAACACCTTGTACAAAGAAGTTGTCGTGGGCGACGTATTCCATTGTAGTAAGTTTTGTCAGGCTATATTTAGAGTCAAAGTACGTTTCGAAATCGAGAGTTACATTCATCCTTCATCACCGTCTTTTAACGCAGCGATAAGAATTTCTAAGAGTTCTTTAGGGGATGATTCTTTGATATATTCTGTGATGTTTTCAATATCCGTATGATCCAGCACAATTGTGACGGTTGCCATGTCGTTATTCCTTTAACTAAAAGTTTGCAGCCAGGCTATTAGCTGTGTCGCATTCGCGACGTGCGTAAATTTCAGCTTCAATGCTTTCAAAATCATGAATCAAGCTTTTATATAGTACGGGCCGTTCTTTTCTAAGCCATGTAACAATATAAAGCGCTTTTTCTGAAAGGTTAAAATCTGGGTTTATTTCGTAAAGCTGGCTAGAAAGGTGTAGATATTCTTCAGTTCCCATTTTAATCTCCTTTAATATTAGTGTAGCTAATATCTTATGTCAAATAGATTTGTCGATGTACTTTTCCTTTAGGTACTCGTCAATATCTTTGCCTAATCTGATAATGCCAACGCCAATGAAACCATTGTCTTCTACAACAACATCAATAACATCAGTTAGGGTGACCTTGTTGGTGGTCATAAATTCTTTTATTTTTTCTTTATCTTCACTCATTTGCTAAAGCCTCTTCGCTAAATTCTCGTAATCGTTTAAGCACATCGTCGTAGCTATAATCCTTGTCGATTGCGCCGTCACCGAATGCTATTTCAAACACATCAGTGACAAACTCTTTATCTTCTAGCTCGCTGTCGTACGCATAGTTACTCATGATTCCTCCAGCATAATTTGAGTGGTTTTACCCCAAGGGGCTTCGTCACCTGTTGTAGATACCCATAGAGTAGGGTAGTTCGGTTGGTCACCAAAGTCGTATGATTCTAAATCTGTAAGATAGACAGCTGCTTCTACATCTGGCAGTTCTTTATTAATAAAGTCAAAAGCAGGTTTAAACTTTGTGCCACCGCCGCCTTTGATGGCAATGTTTGGCCATTCATCGTTAGCTTCTACCACAATGTGGTTTTGTACTTTAGTATCGACAGTAAGGATGTGCAGTTTGTCAGGCTTGAGTTCTGCATGTATTGCACGGAACTCATTTGAGAACATGTCCCAGTATTTTTTACAGGACAAACTCGAGTCAATAATGAGTGCCAGCTCGCCACATGATTCACTCATAAGTGAAGGTAGGAACAGATCTTCTGCGATATAGGCACGGTTGTACTTTTTGTAGCTATAGTCATCACGGGCTATGGCGGTACAGAAAGGCCAAAGTTCGCTGCGCCAGTCAACGCGCGGCTTGACAATATCTTTGACGAATTCCTCGAGATGCCCAGGTAACTTACCTGCATCCTTAGCTTGTTGGACTGCAGCAGTAACTGCTACTTGCCAACTTGCTTCGAGTTCTGCAGCTGACTGTTTACTATTGGCAGGCCGATCGAGAACGTGGCCCCAGGTACACGGTTCGTGGCCCGCGTCCTCTGTCTGGAGAAGTGCGTATATATGTTCCGGTGTTTGGTTTTCGTACTTTGAGTCAATCAAGGCGCCTTCTGGTAGGATAAAACCTGATTTAATAACTATGGGGTTGATTGCATAGTCACAAGCAACATTCCACAGTTTAGGATCTCGGTTTTGTCTTCGGCCAGAATGGTTACCTACACAGTGCATGACCTCATGGGCTAA